TATCAAATCAATTGTTTGAATATCTTTATACTCTTGATTTTGTCCGCAGTAGTGACTACCATAAGTGCTTGTCACATACTCTGAAACATCCTTAAGAATTTGATCTTCATTATATTTCCAAAGATGATTTTTTGATATTGGTGAATTTAGAACAACATTATCAGAAGAAGAAAAAGGAACAAATGGATTTCCAGTTAAACTAAATCCATCATCTTCCCAGTAGTTATTCATGTTAAAAGAAATATGATCTTCTCCCATTCCACCAGGAAGATGACTTCCAGTAATATAGTCAGTAGAACCAAATGTTACTGTAGATGGTTTTTCTGGAATAAAACTTTCATAATTTGATTCAAAATTTTCAGTCATAATTTTTCACACAAAGGAACAAAGAAGAGGAGTATTTACCTCCTCTTATCATATCAGTTTGATTCAGATTCGTCAACAGGAAGTTTAAAATCAATATCAATCTTATCATAAAGTTCAAGGAATGCCTGTTTGGTTTCATCATCAAAACGATTTACACAAACTTGAATTGCCTTACCTTTATCTTGAAAGATACTATAAGCACGAAGAATATGAACTAAACGACGAGTGGAAATGATTTCTTCAATACCACCATCATAAAAGGTCTTACGAATTACATCACCCCAATCTACAAGTCTCTTACAGAACTCTTTATCTTCAATACCCAAATCAAGAGCAACACCTTCTAAGATTCTTTGTTCTACTGATGGAGCAGGATATGACTGCTCAAAGGTTACAGGAAATCTTTCTAAAAATGCTTCATTAAGAACATTAGTTCCAATAAACCTTCCATCCTCACTACCTTTACCTTTTGTATTAGCAGTTGCAAATATATTAAATCCAGAAGTAGGTCTTACAAACTTACCAATCTTCTTTAAAAATACACCTTTACCTTCCAGAACAGATTGAAGACAAAGTATTTTATTGGATGCTAAGTCAACCTCATCAAGAAGAAGAATCGCACCTCTTTCAAGTGCCTCAATAACTGGGCCATTATGCCAAGCAGTTTCACCATTTATTAAACGAAATCCACCAATCAAATCATCTTCATCAGTTTCTATTGTAATATTTACACGAATCAGTTCCCTACCAAGTTGAGCACAAGCTTGCTCAACACTGAACGTTTTACCATTACCCGAAAGACCCGTGATAAATGTTGGATAAAAGAGATTGGACTGAATAATTTTCTTAATATCATTGAAGTTACCAAACTTGACGAAAGTATCATCTTTATCAGGAATAAGATTTTGTTCCACAGCAGGAAGAGCAGCAGGGGCAGAGTAACTACGTTCTATTTCTCGAACTTTTCTTTGTGTCACTTCTAAATTCCATTTACCACGTCCAACCTTAAAGTTTTCTAAACGTTTGGTTACAGTTGGATATGAAATATTTTTAGAAACACAATACCCACGAACATCAGCAGCAATAAACTCTTTACCAAAAGTATTCTTGAGATCTGAAAGAACTTGATCGTCAGTCATTTGAATGCGTTTCATAAAGTTGGTTGTTTGTTTTGACTATAGTCATTATACAATGAAAGGAGATCACAAAGACCACCCCATGGTCAGTTCATCAATTGGTTCTTAAGTTTTTCAATATGCTCTTGACTACCAATATGCCCCTTGTATCCAGGGTAATATTTTTCAACCATAGAACCAATACCCATTGCAGTAATGGCACTATCGCATCTTACCCAAACTTCTTTGGTGTCAGATTTTACAAAGTGTTCAAGTGGAAATTTAGTTTTCATTTTTCAACAGTAAATGTTTTGTTTTTAACTCTTGTATCAAATTCACCAGTTCTACCTGGTTTCATAGTACCTATCTTAACATTTTTTCCTTCTCCTGGAAAGGAAGTTTTTGAGGTTCCTTTAAGTGTAGAAGATCCAGATGGTTTTCTTTGTAATAATACAGAATCTTGATCATATTTTTTACCCAACTTTTCAATCACTTTCTTAAACTTTTTCTTACCTTTTTTACCAGGAGTAATCACATGTGATTTTTCTCCTACCTTTGTTTCCTGTGGGGTTCCTGGATTTTCAGTATATCTACCAGAAACTTTTGTAGGTCCAGGAAGACCAGCACCCCTCACATCTTTTTCAAGTTGTTTAGAACGTGCTTTATTCTCTTCTTTAGATTTATCTCCTCTTTGTGCCGACATAATTGCCATTCCACCTTTTTGAGACTTACTCATAACACGAGTAAGAGATGTTTCACTCAAATCATATTCTTCATTACGTGCTCTTCTTTTAGCAAACTGCGTATAAGTTTCACCAGGTTTTAACTTTTTAGAATAATCTTCAGGTGATTTGCGATCTTCACGAGCACGTTGGTTAGCACCAGGTCCACCCAACTTGCGATCTTGCTCTGGATCCGGATGCCAGTAATCTCCTGCCTCTATAACAAACTTTTTAAACGTCTTCATATCTAATTTATTTTTTAAGTATTTATGAAATGATACTTACAAACTCACCAAGAACTTTCTTATTCAACTTCTTAGTTTTCAGAGATTTTACAAATGCAGATTTAATCTGTGCCTTAGTCGCATCATCAGCAACATCAAATTCAGTATCCTGAGCAAGAGAACTTGCAGAGAGTCCAAAATAAGCATCATATGCTGAATTTGAGATATTAAGACTTCTATGCTTTTTCCAGTAAGACATAATTTTATCATATTCTGGAGATGTTTGCTTGTAATATAAACTCACAAAACGAGAGGTATCTTTATTTTCAAGAACACGAATACCTACAAAGTTAACAGATGGAAAGTTATCTTTGAGATTAGAGATTAAAACTTCTGTAAAAGAATGGTAAGTAGTACCCATTTTATAAGTTGTTCCAATCTTACGATCACGAAGAAAAGACTGACTTGGATTCATTCCACGAGCACCCATATAATCATTTCCTCCACGTTTTACTATGTGGTGATATGGAAGATAATTTGCCTCGCCATCAGTTAAAATTACACACTGAACTTTTTGTAGTTTATTATCTTTACGAAACTTTGGAAGTATTTGGTGTAGAGCAATCAAACTTTCATTTAGTGGAGTACCGGAAAGAGAGAGACGACCAGGGAATGAATATTGACAGGAATAAGGAGTAGAAATAGCAAGTGAAAGTCTCCAGATATTAATCATCTGAGCCTCCAATAATCTGGAGTTTACTTTGCTGGTAAAAATATTAAGTAAACAAAATTCTTCAGATACACATATTAAACCTTCTTTTCTTTGGTAATGTGGATTAAGATCCTTTCTCCATTCATTTGTAAAGGCATAAACTTCAAATGGTATTGATACTTTTTTACAAAACCAAATTAGATTGTAAAGTTGCTTACAAGTATCTTTTAATACTGTTTGCATTGATCCACTCCAGTCTAAAATAAAAACCAATCCGTGATTTTTACCATCAGGTATCACATTAATTTTCTTAAAGAGATCTTCATTATACTTATAGGTATGAAGACGAGTAGTATCAAGAACACCAGTACGAGATATTGATATACGAGCATATGAATCAGCTGCCTTACGACATTCAAATTCTTTTACTAAGTAATTAACTTCTTTTTGAGCAGAGTTTTTAAATTCTTTGAATAATTTATCAGATTGTTCGTAAATATTATGATTAGATAACTGATTTATTTTTGACCAATCATCTTTTACATTTTGTTGATTGAGAAAATAGTCATCAATATATTCGTGAACTTCTGAATTTTTTGCGATAACAGTATCTAAATTTACTTTTGGAATTTCAACATAGACATTTTCACCACCCGAAAGATTTACAAGTTCTTCAATTTTTTGACGAAGAGTTTCTTCTGTACGAATTTTTGGTTCATTAGAAGATCCTTTAGGAGTATTACTTACAGATTCTCCTTGAGTTCTTTCAGATTGTTCTGTTTGAGATTCTGAAGGTTGAGATTTATCTGATTCACCTTCATCTGATTCTTCAGATTCCTGTTGTGATTCTTCTTCTCCTTCATTAGAAGAGTTATCATTATTTTCTAACTTATGAGAATCTAACTCATTAACTTTTTGTTCTTGTTCTTTCTCATTTTTACAATACTTATAGAGTTCTTCTGCCGCATTCAGCACATCAGAAAAAGTTTCAGTTGATGCGATTAAGTTTATAATCTCATTTTCTTCAGAATTAAAATCTAATGTTAAGAAGTTTCCAATTTTAAAGTGAAGATTTGCACGATCAGCAAGATTAAAAGTAGAAATATCTTCGTCACCAATCTCAAAGAAATCTTGTTCTTTCAGTTCTTTATATCCACCATAAAATGTTTTTGCAAGTCCAGCATACTTACGTTTAATTAACTTTTCAACACGAGCATCTTCAACGATATTTACGAACTGTTGAGGAACATTAGTTTCTTCAGTACAGTCAA